CAAACACCATACGTCACCTCATGTCAGCCAAGTTGCGTTACGCCGCTGCTTACCTTCAACGCCTACCTCAAGCCGCACGCCGATCACACGGAACGGCGCCACAGATCCAATGTTGCCAACGTACACCGAAACGGCTAGCGCGCTGCATCGCTGGACGGTCGGGCGAACCGGAATCGACACGATCGGATACCCCGGCGTGCCGTCAACGTCCGCGACGGTAAACGCGAACGTTTCGGCAGGGTTGCCCGGCGCGAAGTCGTAGTCGCGGTCAAGCCGTATCTCGAACTCGGGTGACGCGCCCTCACCGTTGTCGGACACTTCCATCAGCACCCACACGCGCCACACGCGCTGAAAGCCCTGCAAGCCCGCAAGCTTGATCCAGCCCGTGGTGATGTTCGCCTGCGCCGTGAAGCTCCCCAGCGTCTTGGACAGCACGTAAGAGCCATCGGTGCCCGTAAACACCGCTTCGCCGCGCCACGTCGCGCAGCGTGACGGCATGTCGTACGTACTAGCCGCCGTCGACACCGTGCCCGAACTCGTTGACCACGCTTGGGCGCGCATGTTGTACAGCCACACTTCGCCGTTTGACCACGCGGTCACGATCGACGAATCGATCGCGGACTCGGAGACGCCAACAAGCAACTCGTCAGCCACGCCGTCCGCGCGGTAGGCGTCCTCGATTTGCGGTAGCGGCGTGACCGCGCCGCCCTCGGAGATGACTGCAAGCGTTTGGCCCGCTTGGAAGACCACGCCAAGCGATGTCTTGGTCACCTCGCGCGACTTCGCGCCGATGCCCTCGTGCGTGATCGTGATCGTCGAGAACTGCCCGCCGTCGCCCAAGTTGTCGGGACCGTCGCCGAAGATGACGCCGATTGCGTCGGGGTAGAACACCGCGAGCCGGTCACCCAACGACGCAAGCGCTACGGGGCGTTGCCTGCGCGGGTTGCTGATGGCGAGCGTTGACGACCACGCCACGCCGTACCCATCGCGAATGAGCTTGCTCGGCCAAATGCTCCCGTCCTCGCCGCTGATGAGCCACAAGCGGTTCCCGTGCCACACCATCTCATCGGACGGCGGCCCCGCTTCGTTGTCTAGCTCGCCGCTGTCCGTGTAAAGCTGCGTCGCGTCGGCCGCGGGCGTCGTCGTCAATGTCACATCGACGCGGTTGGCGCCGATTGCAAACAGAGAGGTTGCCGCGGTCTCTGCGATCTTGCGAAACGTGGTCCCGCCTGCCGCGGTCATGTACGTGACCAGGAACACCGTCCCGATGCGCTCGGAACTGATCAGCGGCGCGCCCACCACGCACTCGATCTTCTGGTCCGCTGTGCCGCCACTAAGCGTGACGGTCTCCGCAACGCTCGGCGCCGACTCGTGCAGGTTGCCCGCCGCGTCAACGGTGCGCCACGTGAACCGGACAAGGTATGTCCCATCCGAAAGCCCGCCGCTTCCGACCGATCCTGTCATGCTGAAAGGATGCGGCGCCTGAAGACTGATGTTTTCGTTGATCGTGAACCCGTCGTACGTGTTGTGACCAAAGTACACCGTGCCGCTCGCCGCAGCGCTGCGGAACGACCGCGGCGTCAGGTCCACAAGCTTCAGCGGGACGTTGAGCGTGTTCGCGTCGTAGTAGCCGGGGATCACGTAAGCAAACGAGCCCGCCTCGGTTGGCACATACGCGGAGTATCCGTACGGGTTTGGCACGCCAATCTTTGACGTTCCAGGGCGCAACGCCGCGATCACTTCGATGTGATTGGTATCGTCGATCTGCACCGTCGCGATCATCGGGTCCACCGAAGCCGCGCCCGAATCCAGCGCGATGCCGAATCGTCCAGCGGAGTAGCCGCGATGCGCGAGCACGAGATCAGGGCAACGCTTCACGTCGGAGAACGCCGCCGCGGTCGTGTTCACGCGCGCGATCATCGTCTGGTTTGTCTCGGACGTGTTGCTGCTCTGGATGATTGCGCGCACCTCCGCGGATGTTGAGCCGCCGCATAGCGCCATACGCTCGATGGTGCGCGTGTCGGTCGGGTCCCATTGGTACGTGGTGTTTGTGCGGTTCGTTACCGACGACGAAGACACGAGGTTGAACGCCTCGTAGATCACATCCTCGTTGAGCGTAACGCCCGTTGTGCGCTCGCCAAGCACAGACGCGATCGTGCCCTCAACGTAGATCTCCGTCTTGCCTGTTGCGGTTGATGCGGAGTTACACGACGCCGTGATCGCAAGCGCCTCGCTGATGACGCGCAGGCGTGGCGTGGTATCGTTCGTGGCTACGATGAAGCCGGTGTCGGTCACGTATTCAGGCCACGCCGCGCGAAACCCAGCCGCAGCCGAGATGGTGACGCGAGCGTCCCACGTCGCCGTTGTCGGGTCGAAACGCTGACCATAGAGCGTGGTCCCGCTTTGCCAGAACGCGACCGCGTAAGCGGTAGATGACGCCAGCCCAATCGGAGACGCCGTGCTGCCCGAGAGCGCGGTGGAACTGATAAGCGTGCCGTGTTCGTCGATCACGTATGCGGTCGCGTTGCTCGCCCCGTTCGGGACTGCCACGATGTAGTACGCCGTGTATCCCGTGCGGTTGACGTAAACCACGGATGAAGCAGACGCGCTGCTTGCGCTGTTGCCGGAGTTTGCAACCACGGTGCGCACCTTCGCCGCTGCCGCCGTAGTCATGCGGTCTGTGCCGTCCGCGTACGTCATCGGCGCAGCGCCCAAGCTTTCGGAAGTGCACAAGCCGTCCGCCACGTCCGAGAACGCGATCACGTCGCTGCCATCGCGCGCCACAAGCGAGACGGTCTCGCCAATGCTGAGCGTGTTCGTCGCTGGTCCGCGGCGCTGCACGTAGCCGCCGAGCTTGCTCGGGTCGAAGTTGGTCACGTCAAGCATGCCCGGCGCGTCCATGATCTCGGACATGCGCTCGTCTTGCTTGCCGCCACCTAGCGGGATGTCGATTAGCTGCTTGGTCAACGGCACAGCGTCACCCCGCGAACGGGTAAACGGTCGTGCCGCCGCTCCCGCCTGATAGCGTCCCCGTCTCGTACTCCGCTTGATAGAACTGCCCCTCGCCAAACACGACGCCGCTCTGCACCTGCGCAGCCGTGGGCCACTTGTTCGTACTGTTATGCGGCGATGGCGACGGGCGCAGCACGATCGTCGATGGCGTCGCGTGAAGCGTGCGCAGGATGATCTTGCTGTAGTTGTCAACGCCAGCCATTTACGAGCCATCCAGGTTTGCGGGGACCAGCGTGTTTACCGACATACCCGCGATGTCGGGAGCGCCTACCTTGTAGGCCGTCACGAAGTGATTCACGCCGGGGAACGTCGTCGGGACCGCATACGACCCGTCGTTCTGGTGTGACACCGCCGTCCCCGCGAACGCGAAATCGCTCGATCGGTACGCGCAGACCGTCGCGCTCGCCACCACCGCGCCCGCCGAATCGACGCACACGCCGCGAATGAACTTCGCCGACTGCGTGCCGAAACCGTCCACCGAATACGGCTCAAACAGGTCATCGCTTGCGAGGTCGCGACCGGGAGACGGGCTGCCATCGGACCCGCTCACGTCGCCAAGCCCGAAGCGGCAACCGAACGACCATCGCGAATAATAGGCGTTCCTGTCGTTCCACGTCTTGGGCGCGCGTCGCTGCATGGACCATCGCGGCTCGTGGCGGGTCTCGCCATGCGCGGGCTGCACCGTGCCAGGCTGCGAGGACCACCCGCCGCCAGTCGCGCCCGCCGTGCCGAATGTGAGTTGCACTCCCATTACATTGCGTCCGCTACGTCGTCGCGTGCTGCGATCAACTTCTGCTCAAGAGGCGTCCGGTGCAACGCCGTGTCATAGCTCGGCACGATGAGCCGCGATCCTTCCTCAAGCCCGCGCCGCGCTTGCTGACTGCGGAGGTACTGCGCCGCCGTCTCAAGCATCCCAAGGACGTAATTCTCGTCGGTGATCGTGCCCGCGATCGACATGTTGCCCGAGCGCGCGAGCGTGACCGTGATCGCCGCAACCTGCACGTCGCCGTGCAAGTCATCCATGCTCTGCCGCTTCATTCGTCAACCACCGTGTGGATATCCACTACGGCGCTGTTTGCCGTGATGTTCCACGTGACGAACGCCGCGCCCGCGCCTGCGAGAACCACGCCGCGCGGGAACGTGAACACGACCGCCGCTCCGACTAGCGCCGCCGTCGAGAAGCGCCGGAAGAACTGCGTAGGCACCGTGGGCGCGACACTGAACGCAACGCCCGCCGTGGTCAAGCCAGCGGGACGCCCCTCGTCCTCGGGAAGAAACGTGATCGGCGCTGACAGCGTGGGCACGTTCGCGGAGCGGCCCAAGCCAACGACGTTCGCGGTCGCTGCGCCGTTGAAGAACCCGTATTCCATGATCGCCGCTTCGTTCGTCGCGGGCGACAGCGAAGCGTGCGAAGCCGCTCCGATGGTCGTGACCGTGGTGCGCTGTGCCAGTGAGTAGATCGCCATTATGCCGTCTCCAATATCCGCACGCTGACGGTAACGCGCGTGCATGTTGATACCGATTCCAACTCGAACCCGAACACGTCCCCGATCGACACCGCGAGAGTGCTCCACGTTGTCAGCGACGTGTCGCTTGAAAGCTGCGCCGCCGATAGCGTGGGCCTCTCTGTGCCCGCGATTCGATGCGCGTCGGTGGGGATCGCGCCCGCTCGCTTCCACACGTCCACAACGGCGCTGCCGCTTGCGTCCGCAACGATGTCCCATCGGTCGATCGTGCCGTTCATCTGCGCCACAATGAGCCCGACGCTACCAGCCGTGGGCGTGCTGCCGCCGCCGTCAAACGTCACCCCGATCGTGCGACGCTGCGGGACGTTGAGCGCGTCAAGCGCATCGCTCACGGTCGCGCCTGACACCGCGCTTGCGTTCGTCACTTCGTCGCTATCGTAGTCGCCAGCAACAGCCACCACTGCGCCAGTGCGCGCGAACACGCTCGATACCGCGCCAGACGGGGCAGCCTGAAACGTCGGGGCAGCGCCCGCGCCGTTGCTTGTGAGCACGTGCGTCGCCGTGCCAGTGGCGACCGTCGTAGCCTCGCCGGAAGCGTCCCACGTGATCAACTCGCCCGCGGTCCCGTCGGCAATCTTCGCGAGCGTGACCGACTCGTCATCCGGGGTCCCGCCGCCGCCGGGGTTGTCCTCGATGAGGTCAGCGATCAAGTTCAACGCATCGACGGCTGGGGGAGCCGCTTGCTGCCACTGCCCTAAGCGGGTGACGCGCGCAATGGCTTTCCGCAAGGCTGTAAGCGTTGCCGCCACTACATCACCATCCGAATGCGTGAGGGCTCGCCCAAGTCACGCTGAGACGCGCTGGACGTGACTAGCGAAACGGTATCCGCGAGCGACTGCCGCAGTAGCGTCGTGTCGCTGTCTTCCTTCTCTTTGCAGCGAATCGCCGCCGCCGTGATGATGAAGTCCTCCCACAGCAGATCTTCAAGCCGCACCTCGTCGGTGTCGGTCGACAACTCCACGATCGCGGTCCCGCCCGTGTCGAAAAACAGGTTGGCGCTGACGTAGCGGATCGTGACCGTGTGCACGCCGCTAGGTACCGGAGCAAGCCGCACCGTTTGCCCGCGGAGCTGGTAGTAGATGCGCGCGGCGTCGTCCCAGCCCTCGTCAGTCAGCGTGTAACGCCGCATGTCCTCGGTGGTGCCGCGCTGGAAAATGACTTCGTGCTGGCTGTTGCCGCTTACGATCGTGGACATGCCGAGCAGCCGGTAGAAGCTGGACGGGAGCGCGCTGCTGTAGTCGTACTGCCCTGCAACCGTGTTGAACGTGGCCGAAGTCTCGAAGTGACCTTCCCCGTACGCTTGGATCAGCACAGCAAAGAAGCTGCGCGCGGCGTAGTTGATCGCGTGGTTCACCTCGGAATCCGAGACGAACGACGTGCTTTCCATGTCCGCGCGGGCGCGTACCCGCGAGCGCAAGGCCGCAAGCGTACGGGTGATCATCGCTAGTAGTCCTCCCCGTCGTCGCCGCCGTCCGCTTCCTCACCCATGCTGCAAGCCTCATAGAACGAGGTCATTGCAGACTTGAGCGCGTCCGCGTCCTTGGCTTCCACGGCGTCGATCACCGCTTGCGCGGATTCCGACTTGAGGTCCGCCCGCTTCGGAGACTTCGCCGCAGCGCCCCCCTTGCCTTTCGACAAGGAGGGCATGAGCAGCGCGAGAGCGCCCTTAGCCATCAGGTGATCCCCGTGCCGTCAAGCGAGCTGTCACGCTTGAAGATGAAACAGAAGTTCACGCGGTTGTTTGCGTTCGCCGCAACGTCCGTCGCAGCAGCGCCGCTGATGTCCCACACGCGGATCTGCGCGGTGTTCGTCGAGGTCTTGCTGTTGGCGATCGTGCCGATCTGCGCCATCTTGTCGTCCGCGGATGCAAGCTGCAGCGTCGCCGTGGCGCTCACGCATCCGGCAAACCTGTTCTCGAAGGTGAGCGTGTACAAGCCTGCGGACGTGCGAACGACGGTGAAGCCGCGCCCGCGCAGAGTGGTCGGCGCGTTTGCGGAGTCGGGAGCGAATGAACCGGCCACAACTTCGAGGTTGAGCCCGGACATTACGAGTCCTTCTTTGATGTGTTCTGCCATGTGATGTTTCCTTCATGGTGAGAGCCGCAAGGCTGCCAGCCACCATGGCCAGCAGCCCCGCGACTACATCACTAGGTCAGCGACACCCGAGCGTTCCAGCCGGGGGCGTTGCTCCACAGCGCGTGGTAGCTCGCGACGCGGATCTCGAAGCCGTCCGCCGAAGCCTGGCGCGACATCTTCCCGCGCAAGTCCTCGTCAACGATCTGCACGAGGTCGCCGATCGAGTCCATGCACCACGACTCCGGGTCCAGCAAGTACGACACGGCGTTCGGGCAGTACGGATCGGAGATGACATTCAGCATCCCGTTCGGGGTCGCAAGCTGGATCGCCTGAATGCCGATGTCGCCGTTCAGCGCGGGCAACTCTACGACGCGCTTGCGGTTCTCAAGCGAGATCTCCAAGTCGGCCCACTGGATCGGGTTCATGACAGCGAGCCGCGGGTTGCCGCCGTGCTTCTGCACCTGCGCCGAGCCACGGATCAAGCGTTCCACGATGGTCCCGGACTCCGCGACGCGCACGCCGCCGAGACGGGTTGGGCTTTGCGAGCGGTCCACGTTGTAGAACAGCGTGGAAGTCGGAGCCGAAGAGGGCAGCCAGGCGTCAAAGCCCCGCATCTTGAGCCCGAAGTCGCCCACGGGGAAGATGAAGTCGTTGACGGCTGCCGCAGCAATGCCCGCGGTCCAGTTGCCGGTACACGCGACGGTTCCCAGGTCGTAATCAACCGACTGGACTGTCACGGTACCCGTGCGGATTGCGCCGCTGGTTCCGTCCGTGGTGGCAAGGTTGAGGATCATCCCCGCCTCGAAGTTCACGATGTCCGCGATCGTGGCAAGGGTGATCGTGGGCGTGCCCACGCTTGAGCTTGCCGAGATCTGGCCGATCGCGCCGCCACCGTTCTTGAACAGCGAAACCGCGATGTCGGTCTTGATCGCGTCCAAGATGCCGTCCAACTGCGCGTCGAGCAGTTCGATCACCGCACGCTCGTTGCCCTGCGAACCAAGCACCGCGTCACGGTCGATCGTGACCACGCCATAGTTCTTGGTGTGCGTGACGATGAACCGCTCGAAGCCCGCCGTGCCCGCGTTGCTCTGCGCCGTGCTGAACGTCGCGGAACGACCGGCCACGGGACGGGCGATGCGAACGGGGACGCGGCGACCTTCACCGCCAAGGTCCGTCTTCATCGGGAGCAGCGCAAGAGTCGGAGACTCGCGCGCCACCATGTCGGCCACATCCTTCTTTTTGGCGTCGAGGTACTTGAGGACCTTCGCGCCGATTGTGAGAGTCATTGCTGGCATGTCAGAAACCCCATCGCGCGCACTGCGCGCTCAAAGGCTCACCGAAGCGCTTCGTCGATCGCTGATGACTTGTGCGGGTTGCCCCATGGCAATCGAGCCCGTTCACGGTCACCCCGCGACGCGGAAGCCGCAGCAGCGGCCTTGCTTGTGAGTGCCTTCCGCGCAACATGCGCAGGCGGCTGTGGAGCTGTTGCTGGCGCTCCGTCGTATGAGGTTTCTGTGTCGGTTGCTGTGTTCGTTAGTTTGCTGATCAACGCCATGCCCGCGCTGGTCTTCGCCAACCGCGGCAGCATCGCTTGAAGTTCTTTGAGCATGCGCGCTTCCGCACGCTGCGCGAGCACGTCGTACGAGCCCGCAGGCTCGCCCGTGTCGTTGTAGTAGTCCTCGGCTTCTTTGATCGCGTCGAAACCGAACTCGGCCGCGATCGGGAACTTGTCCGCCGCCGCCTTTGTGAAGGCCATCGCCTCGCTGCGCACACGCTCACGGTGCGCGTCCTCGGCCGCCTTCGCGTCAGCCGCCTTGCGGTCCTCTTGCTCCTTGAGCAGCGCCTCAAGCTTCGCGCGGTCGGTGGCCATCTCGCCGCGCACTGCCTCAACCGCGACGTCCGCGGAGGTCATCGGCACGCCATTGGCCTCGCCGCGCGCGATCATCTGCGTGAGCTTCGAGTAGTCGATCCCAAGGTCCTTCATAGCCTTGAGCGGGTCCGCCTTCCACGCTGCGATCTGCGCGTCGCTGCCAGTGGTCCGCGCCTTCAACTCGTCCAGCTCCTTCGCGAGCCGCTTGGCCTCCTGCTGGCTGCGCAGGGCTTCCCGCGTCGCTTCGTGGGCGCGTGGCATGGGCGGCTTTGCGGCGGGCTTCTCAGGGCTTGCAGCGGGCGCCGTCGACGCCTCCGCAGGCTCGGGCGCGGCTTCCGCTTCGGGAGCGGGTGCGCTTGCGGGTTCATCGGGTGTGAAGGCTGCGTCTACGGCTGAACTCATGGCGTGGTCCTCATGCTGCGATCGGTGGTTGCTGTTGCATTGCTGCGTCGGGTGGTACTGCCGCGGCTTGTGTCGCCGCTTGTGCCTGCGTCGCCGATTCCATCAGCGCGCGGGCGTCGTCAAAGTAGGTGTGAAGCGCCTCAAGCACCTCGTCGGGCGCGCCCTCAACCTCGAACCGGCAGATCGCCAGCGAAGTCAGCTTCATCGTCAGCGCCAAGTCTTGGTTCGGGTTCGGCGGGCGGTACTCTTCCTCTTCCGCCATGCGCTCGATTGCCTGTAGGACCACGTTCGTGGGCGCTAGCTCCATCTCAAGGAACGCATCGGTGTCCGGGATCTCGCGCAGGTACAGCCACTGCTCACGCGACAACAGCCCCGCCTGTGCCCACTCGTCGATCGCGGCTTGGCGTCCAGCGCTGCCACGGGGCAAGGCGTTGGCGGCTTGGATCTTGAGCACGTACGCCTCGCGGTCCATGCGCACATCGTCCCAATCCATAGGCTTGGTCCACTTGCGGTCAGCCGCGACGACCTTCTGTTCAACGCCCGCGTCCTGCATCTCGTCATGCAGGTCAATCAAGGCGTCCGCCACGTCGAGCACGAACGCCTCGAAGTTGCGCAACGGCACAAGCTGACGCCCCGCTTCGTTGTCGAGGTACACGCGTTGCGCTTCGCCGCTGTTGAGCCCCGCTGGCTTCATGCTGTTGGCGCTCAACTGCGACACGCCCTCTTGCTCGTAAGCCAGCGCAATCGTGCGGTCACGGTGCGCAATCAACTCAGGCGGAACTAGCGTGCCGTCGATCACGATCGGCGGCTGTCCCGTGTACGTGATCACGTCCTGCGGGTCGTTGGTGATGTGGGTCTTGTTGACCTTCGTGCCTTCCATCACCGCGATTCGGCGCGTCGAAAGCTCCATGGCTTTCTGGATCTTCTTGAGCGTCATGTTCAGCTCAAACTGCAAGCCCTGAAGCCGCTCAGCGATGCCTACGCTCCAGAACCCGGTCTGTCGCTTGCGCCAGTGGAAGAACGAGACCGGCAGCCGACGCCGCGTGTACGGGGTTGGCTCGCGCAGGTATCCGCCGCCGCGAGCAGCAACAACGTGCAAACCGTCAACGTCGCCGACCTTGCAGCGCCACGCCTCAATGATTTCGATCGTGTCGTCGTCGCCCTTGAAGCTGCCGAACTCATCGTCAGCAACCGCGTCCGCCTCGTCGATCGCTTCATCTGGCGCGTCAGGGAACAGGTCACGCGCCACGCTGCGCTGTACCTTCGTCACCACGCCCACGGTGCACACGTGCCCATGCCGCGCCTCTGCTGGGTCCACGAGCACGTCCGCGGGATCGATGCGCTCAATCACCGCCCGATCGTCGTCGTCCATGCGCACCACGGCAACGCCCGTGCCGCCGACGCAAGCATCAAGCACCACAGCGGGACACACGGCCGAGTAAAACGCCGAGTAGCTGAAATCGCCCTCGAGCACGCGCTCAACCTGCACGGCGCGGCGCTGCTGCGACCATGAGCCTTTGTCCGTCAGCAACGCGGGCTTCGGGCGCGTCTCGCATACCTGCGCCTGCACGGTGTCCGCCACCGACTGCACGAGGTTGAACCGTAGCCGCTGGTCGTTCACGCGCTTGCTGTACAGGTCGCGAAGGTACGCCGATCGCGGGTCGCTGCCATACAGCGCGCAATGAAAGTCAAGCGCGTCAAGCCGCCCCTCGGAGCGCGAGCGCACCGCACGCACCCAAGCGTCCAGCGCATCGGGTCCAGCCGTGTCGGGCTCGTCGTCGCCAATCGCCCACCATCGCGTGTTGACTGG